AGATGGGCTTTATCTCTGACGCCGAGGACGGTACCGGATACACCGGCGACAAAGACGAGGACGAGGCCGACGAGGATCATCTGATCGAGGAACTCGAACCGGGCATGATCGGTCGGCTAAAGGCCGGACAGACGTTTACCGGGTTCAACCCTGACCATCCTAACGCGGTGTTCAAGGACTTCGTTAAAATCAACCTGCGAGGAATCGCGGCTGCGCTTGGTGAGTCGTACAACCAATTTTCGCAAGACCTTGAGGGCGTTAGCTTCGGATCGTTGAGACAGGGTGCGCTCAGCGAGCGAGCCGTGTACATGGGGCTCCAGGAATTTGTTATCGAGGAAGCACTAGACCGGATTTTTTCAAACTGGCTTGAAATGTCGCTGCGCGCTGGCGCGATCACTAATCGCAATGGTCGTCCGCTGCCTATCGAACGGCTTGAAAAGTTTTTGGAACATGAGTGGCAGCCTCGCCGTTGGGAATGGATCGACCCGCTAAAAGATGCGACTGCCGATCGCTTGCAGAAGGACGACCTAACAATGTCTAGGTCCGAAATTATACGCAAACGCGGTCGTCAGCCTGTCGAGGTGTTCCAAGAAATCGCTGCCGAAAATGTATTGATGGGCGAACTCGGTATTACATCGGGGCAGGTTGATGCTAATATCGGCGGGAATGCCGATGACCGGCTTGCTGCATTGGAAATCGCTGTCAGCGAAATCGCCGAACAGGAGCAATGAAAATGTCTGACCAAGCAAAGATCATAGAGCGCAAAATTCGCACAACTAACTTGCGGAGGATCGCGTACTTTGATCGCAAAACTTTGGATATGGACAAGCGAACCGTCGAACTCGCATTTTCCAGCGAGTCAGGTGTTGACCGATGGTTCGGCACAGAGATTTTGGATCACGGCAAGAAGTCGGTCAGGTTAGACCGCCTGAAAAATACTGGCCCCTTGCTGCTACACCATGACAGCCGAGAGCATGTCGGCACTATTGAATCTGCAAAAATCGATGACAAAGACCGCGTTGGTCGCGCGGTCGTCCGACTCGGGCGGGGGCCTGAACGGGATGCGGTTTTGCAAGATATCGAGGACGGAATACGGAAGTGCGTCAGCGTGGGTTATCGCATTCACCGGATGAAACTCGAAGAGCAAGGCGACAACGAGGCAGACATTTATCGGGCAACCGATTGGGAACCTTACGAGGTGTCGCTTGTATCGATGCCAGCGGATACCAGTGTCGGAGTGGGTCGGGAGGCTCGCGAATGGCACAACGGCGATTCGGAAACGCACGATACAATCATTTTAGAAATTGCTAAAAAGGAGCAAACCGTTATGTCTGACAAAGACAAAGAGCCCGAGGTAACTCGGAAACCTGCCCCCGCCGATGTTCGAGTCGAGCCGAAGCAAGTTGATGCTGATGCAATCCGCAAAGCGGAATTGACTCGCATCCGCGTGATCGGCGCTGCTGGCGAGAAGTACGGTCAGCGGGAATTGGCAGAGAAGTGTATCGACGATGGCGACACACTCGACGCTTTCAACCGGAAGTTGCTTGATGCGCTTCCCGGTGCGAAGGACCCTGCGAAATTGGATTCACCGGAGGCCCGTGACGATAAAGACATCGGCATGAGCAAGCGGCAGAAAAACGATTTCTCGTTTGTGCGGCTTATCCGCGCACAGGCATTGGGAAGCAAGCAACCTCAGTTTGTCGAGGATGCAGCATTCGAATTGGAGTGTTGCCGCGAGGCCGAAAAAGATTACGAGGGCAAACGTCTTGGCGGGTTTGTTATCCCGACTGATGTGCTTTCGCACACGCGGGAAGACCTGTCACGCGACCGGCGAGTTATTTCGGAATTGACGCGATTGCTACAACAGCGCGTTTTGACCGAGGGCGTTGCTGGTGCATCGACCATCGCCGAAGACCTGCTATCTGGATCGTTCATCGACTTGCTGCGCAATAGCATGGTGCTAACTGCGCTTGGCGTGACGAGAATGTCTGGACTTGTTGGCGATGTTGCGATTCCGCGTCAAAGCGGCTCTGGTACGGCCTTCTGGCTCGCGACCGATGAAACCGATATAACCGAAGCAACTCCGACGCTCGACCAAGTAACAATGGTCCCGCGCAATGTCGGAGCAATGGAAATCTACACGCGGCAATTGCTGATGCAGTCAAGCGTGGCGATTGAAGCATTGATTCGGTCGGACATCGCTACCACGTTGGCTATCGAGATTGACCGTGCTGGCCTTTACGGGTCTGGTGCTGCTGGTCAGCCGACTGGTATTGCGAACACGGCGGGAATTGGTGCACCGGGGCCGTTCGCCGGTCCTGTACCGACTTACGCCGAGGTCGTTGCGTTCGAGTCAAATGTAGCGGCTTCGAATGCGCTTGCCGGAAACCTGGCCTACCTGATCGAACCGCCTATGCGTGGAAGTTTGAAGACCACCGAAAAGGCAACTGGCACGGCGCAGTTCGTGTTCGAACCGGGTAACACGCTGAATGGCTATCGCACGGAGGTGTCGAACCAAGTCGTTTCGGGCGATGTATTTTTCGCTAACTGGTCTGACCTACTGCAAGGTGAGTGGGGCGGATTGGAAGTGCTAGCGGATCCTTACACGCTCGGCGCACGATTCAATGTCCGCATAATTGCGATCTGGACGACGGATTTTGCACTTCGTCACCCAGAGAGCTTCGCACTTGATAACGATACACCGTAGTCAAGAGCGTTGACTTTGAATGTCCAAACCGGCCGGGGCGTAATGCCCCGGCCTCTTATAAAATACAGAGGTGGAGATATGGCTAAGAGCAAAGCTAAAACAGCAGAGGATCGTGTTCGGGTTTGTGGCAAGTGGCAATCGAAAGACTACAAGCCTTCCGCTGTCGAAAAGTCTGCTTACGCTGACAAGCAAAAAGAGACTGCTTCGATTACGAAGTCGAAAGACAAAAAGAAATAATGCCACCGGTAGAATCAGAGGCAGATCGTGCGTCGTTTTTTGATGCGGCGGAGTTCGGCCAGATAGCCGAAATTCAAGGCAAGGAAATCGAAGGTTACTTCGACGAGACAACGGAATTTATCGACGGCATCGCGCCTGTCTCTGTTCAATCGACCAACCCAACTTTTCAATGTACATCGTTGCAATTGCCCTCTGATATTGCGGAAGGCGAGCCAGTTAGCATCACGCGGCAAGATGGCACAATTTTTTCAGGCGAGGTGGTTACAGTCGAGCCGGATGGTTTCGGCCTGAGTCTGCTAACCTTGCAAAATAATGAGTGACCACATACGCAAACAAATCCGTAAGGCTGCTGTCGCTTCGCTGACTGGCCTTGCCACGACAGGAAGCCGGGTTTTCGAGTCGCGGATTTACCCGCTGGATCGTGCCAAACTTCCCGGTCTGCTGGTGTACACGACAACTGAGGATTCAGGGCGCGAGGATTCACCTATCGAACTGATGCGCGATGTCGTGCTGCTTGTCGTCGGCGTTGTTCGGATCAGTGAAAATGTCGAGGACGAGCTAGACGATGTTGCGATGGAAGTCGAAATTGCGCTTGACGCGCTTGGTTTGGCCGGTCTCGCAAAGATTTACCACGGAATACAAGGCACAGTCAGCACTCTGGAAGGCGACGACGCAGATAAGCCGCATGGTGCAATTGCTATGGAATTTCTTTACACTTACCGCACCGCAACTGGCGCACCAGACGTAGCACGATAACGAGGCACAGGTTATGACTACAGCAACAGGCAATTCAGGATCGCTGGATTTCGGCGGCTCCGCGATAACCGAATTAAAAACGTGGAGTCTCGAAGAAGCGGCCGAACAGATCGACGACACGGCAATGGGCGATACCAATAAAACTGCGAAAGCAGGATTGCCTTCTGCCAGTGGCACAATCGAAGTGCATTTCGACAACGCAGATTCGGTGCAAGAATCAATGGACGCTGGCGCTAGTGGTGTGCTTATTTTGTATCCGAAAGGGAATACGACCGGACAGCCGCGCATTACCTTGACCGTCCAGATTACCGGGCGCAGTACGTCCGGTGCCATCGATGAAATTCTGCCACAGAGTTTCAACTACGGCATCGAGAGTGGCGCGGTCGTACGCGACACAGTTCCATAGCCATAACAATCGAGGTGGGACATGGCAGATAAACCCGTTCATGCGGACGACACCCCGTTCGCTGCGATTCATCGGAAACGACAAGCGGCCCGAAAAGTGCGCAGCTTCAAAATTCCAGAATGGGGAACGGCGAGGAAGCCGCTTATTCTTTACGCGTACCCGTTGACCGTGAACGATGTCATTCACTTGGATGGCCAGTACACAAGTAACGCGGAACAGAACGTGATGCAGATTATTCGCCAATGCCTTGATGCAAAGGGCGATCCGTACTTTACGCTGCGAGATAAACCAGCCTTGCTGAATGAACCTTCCGACATAATCGGGCGCATATTGGTTGCGCTGAATGGTGAAACAAGCGCCTTCACGGAGGAACTAAAAAAAAATAAAAAGTGACCCCGAGGTATTCGCTCGCTTTTGGCTTGCGGAAAAACTCGGTCGGGAATTATCAGAGGTCCGGTGCCTGTCTGCTACCGAATTTAACGGTTGGATGGCATACTTCACGATCAAGGGTGAATCGCCATACCGGGTGCACAGAGAATGGCTCGACGCAACCAAGCAGAAATAGTCCTAACGGCGCGAGATCGAACCAAGTCTGCGTTCCGCGCAGTCAATCAAAACCTCGGTCGAATGGCGTCTATTGGCCTTGCTGGTGCTGCGGTTGGTGTCGTTCTGTTGACCAAAGCCGCGCTGCAGCAGATTGATGCGCTTGCGAAACA